TGAACATGGACATCGACTCACTACACATCCAGGTCCGTTCAACATCTTAGGTTCTCCAGATCCGGTTGTAGTAGACAATACAATTGTTAGTCTCGAACGACATTCAGAGATGTTTGATTTGTTAGGTTATGATGATGCTACTCCTGATAACCTTATCAATATTCATATAGGTGCTACTTATGGCGATAAGCCTAATACGATTGCCAGATGGCTTCGTAATTTTGATCGCTTGTCAGATCGCCTTAAAGCTCGCTTAGTTGTAGAGAATGATGACAAGGCTTCAATGTATTCTGTACGAGATCTTTATGAAATGGTACATAAGCAGACAGGCACTCCGGTTACTTTTGATTATTGGCATCACAAATTCAATACCGGTGATTTGTCTGAAGAAGAAGCTTTCTATATGGCTCGAGAAACATATGAGGTTCATGGCGTTACACAATGTACCCATTATTCTGAATCTCGTCGCAAAGAATACCAAAAGAAGTTAGAATTGGTTTGTGAACAACACAATATTCCATTTGACAAATTAGAAGAATGGCCGACATTTGAAAAGTTATACAAAGAATTTAGCAAGATCAAAGAACAGGCACATAGTGATTATATCTTAGAATTACCTAATACTTATGATGTTGATGATTTAGACATCGAAGTTGAAGCTAAAGCAAAAGAACAGTCATTGTTGCAAATTGGGTTGTACGAAACACCACAGATTTTACAAGATTAATATTTATAATAAATAAAAAAGGAAGTTATGGCAAGTTATCGTTTCAAAGCAAAAATCACAGATGATTTAGAAGATGCAATGGATATTGTTAAAAATGTAGCAAAATCAATTAACAATGGGCATGCAGATCCTAAAGCAGCGGTTATGAATTTACAAAAAGCGTTTAATAAATTAGAATCAGCTAAGTATTATTTAGATCGTGAGTAATGAAAAAAATATTTCCATACGTTGTATATGCTGCTGCGTTTGCACTTGCAGGTAGTGCAGCATATTACAGTGTCTTTGGATTAAGTAAATTATTTTCTGCTCAAGCTCTTGCCGTAACGATTATGGCGGGGACATTAGAAGTGTCTAAATTAATTAGTGCTTCATATTTGCATCGTTACTGGAAACAAATTGGATTGTTATTAAAAACATATCTAATTAGTGCAGTAATGATATTAATGTTAATTACTTCTATTGGTATATATGGCTTTTTAGTATCTGCATATCAGACTACGGCAGATCAACTTACGGTTTTAGATAAACAAGTTAATGTAGTTGAATTAAAACGAGAACGTTTTCAACAACAATTAGATGAATATTCTGCAGAAAAGATTCAGTTAAATCAATCTATTTCAGAATTGTCTAAAGGTCTTTCTAATAACGTAATACAATATACCGACAAAGATGGTAATTTAATTACTACAACATCTTCGGCTACAAGAAAGGTATTAGAAGCACAGTTAAATGATGCTAAAAATCAACGTAATGCAGTATCAATAAAACTAGAAGCATTAACTGATTCAGTTACGAAATTAGATTTAAATGTTTTAGATTTAGAATCAAATAATGATGTTGCTGCCGAATTAGGCCCGTTGCGATATGTAGCTGAATTAACTAATCAACCAATGAATCGTGTTGTTAATTGGTTTATTCTTATTTTTATTTTTGTATTTGACCCATTAGCAGTAACCTTACTAATTGCAGCACAAATTGCAAATAAAAAAACAGATATGACCGAACAAGATGTAAAAGCAATCATGGATGCTAATGACAATCCACCAGAGCCAAATGATGCTTTAAAACAAGCAGCAGAAAAACAAAAGCAACGTGACGCTATCGTTGAAATGATGCGTGCAGATGAAGAAGATGGATTGTATGATGATTGGGATTCAACTCTTAATGATGGGCTCGATGATTTAAAAGACGAAGAATTAACTACAAATGATAAAGAGTTTTTAGAAAATTTAGCTAAAACAGAATTGACAGAAAAAGATAAAATACAGAAAAAAACTACAACAAAACAAAAATTTCCACGAATAGTTTCTTAAGTTATGGCAGATAAAAAAGTAAAAAAAGACGGATTCATTACGATGAAATGCCGTTTGTGTTCCAAAAAAGTAGAACGTGTTGATGCAAATGCAAAATCAGTAATATGTTGGGAGTGTACTCATTTGGGTGTAGAAGGATATACAGAATCTGATATACTAAATTTAACAAATGAAGAAAGAAACAAAATATTTGTAAGATAACGTTTTTTTCATTATATTATAATAAAATGAGTTACATATGAATTTAACAGCAGAACAAATAAAATCGAATTGGGAATTATATCGTTCTAAAGTAAATGAATTGTTTCCGACACGTAAAAATCAACTTAATAAAATGTATGATGAGTTTGAAAACAGAATGGCGTTGATGCCAGCTTCTTCTGTTGCTCATTATCACAATGCGTTTGCTGGTGGTTATATTGCACACGTATTAAATGTAATGCGTTGTGCAGAGTTACAATATAATATGTGGAAATCTGCAGGTGCTGATATGTCTGGCTATACCTTTGAAGAGTTAATGTTTGCTGCAATGCATCATGATTTAGGTAAAGCTGGATTTCCTGGTGATGGCAATGAAGTATATCAAATAGAAACTTCAGATTGGCATCGTAAGAATATGGGAAGGATGTATAAGCATAACGAAAATATTCCTTTCACGATGGTTCCTGATTTATCAATCTTTTTGCTTCATCAATACGGTGTTGATATGTCTTGGAATGAATATCAAGCTATCAAAATTCACGATGGTATGTATGATGATGGTAATAAACCGTACTTTGTTGCAAGAACAGCTAAAGCAAAATTAAAAACAAATTTGCCTTTAATACTTCATCATGCAGATCATATGGCAGCTCAGATTGAATATGAAACATGGAGAAATAGTCAAAACGAAATGCCACAAGTTTCTGCACCTAAAGCTAAAGAAACTAAAATGAATGCAATAAAGAATTTATCAGAAAGTAATCCAGATTCAGCAAAAAGTATTGCTGATATATTTAGTTCATTCGGAGATTAATATGACAATAGGATTTTCAATTATAATTATAGTATTTGGGTTCGCAGCCGGATACTTTGGGCATCGTGCTTATATGCTAGCTGGGTTATTAGCAGATCAGCAACAATATGTTGATGAGTTAGAATTTACATATGGTATGTTATTAGATAAAACAAAAGAAGCATATGATGAAATGAAGCGAATTGACAGTAAAGGCGCGTTTGAATCAGATGATGAAGCAGGAACAACATTTGCACTTCTAAAACAAGTTGTGGATGATTTATATCAGGAGGCGTATGGGTCGCAAGAAGAAGAAAAGTAATAAGTATTGGACGCAGATAACAGAATGTGCAGTATCTGCATATAATTTATCAGAGCCAGAACCGGTATTGAGAGAAAGAATATATAGAAGATTTTTATTCCCACCTTTTATGAAATTGGCTGAGAATTTGATTAACAAAATGAAACCAGACTATATTGATTCTTCATTTCAAGATTTACAAACAGATTTAGTTACATATTTAACTGAACGTTTAGATAAGTTTAACCCAGCTGCTGGTAAAGCATATTCTTATTATACAAGAACTGCATTTAATTATTTAATAGCTGAAAATCAAAAGGGTTATTCTAAATTGAAAAATGATTTAGAACCAATCAATCTAGATGAAGAACGAAATGTAATGATAGAAATACATAATGACGAAATGGCAGAAACACTTCGTTATTTTATGGATGCATATGTTGAATATTGCTATCAAAATTTAAATTATATCTTTACTAATACAACAGATATACATGTAGCGGATTCTGTTTTACATTTATTTGAAAATAGAGAGAACATTGAACAATTCAATAAAAAGGCTCTTTATATATTCGTACGAGAACGCACCGGATTAGAAACTAATAATATCACGCGCGTAGTTAAAGTATTAAAAGAAATATATCAAACAAAATTTAAAGAATACGAACAAAATCAATACGTGAAATTGCCGTTTTAATATTTATTATTAAAGAGAACGGTTTATGGACAATTCACAAGAACTATTTAAAGGCGTAACGTTTTCGGACCTAATGTCTGATG